TACAGATATGGCATCCCATTTTGTATTTGGACAGAGTGACAACACCACACTCGAGGACGTACAAGTCTGTGGTAAAGCAACCAGTGTTGCTACTGTATATAAATCTGAAATTTGTAAATCACCCTTGTATGGTGAGATAGCAGCCCCTCCGTTGAAAAGACCCGCTTTGTTGAATCCTTTTGTTTTGAATGGTAAGTTGTTTGATCCTGTTGCTGAGTCTTTGAAATCGTATTCTCGTGGTGGCCTTCTATGCAATATGGAAGTCCTTAATGCGGCCACGGATGTATATAACCATGAATTGTTGAAAGAGACGACACGACCCATACATGCGGTCTTGTCGTTTGAAGAGACAGTCACAGGTTCGAAGGTTAAGGCCCCATACCTCAAGCCTATCAACCGTGGCACTGCTTCTGGCAGTCCTTCCAGGTTCCATGCTGATGTGGGAACCAAGAAACGGCAAGCGTTTGGTTTTGATGAGAATTACACGTTTGACACGCCAGGAGCTGTACATATTAAGAAGCAGTTTGACGAGGCTCTCGGAGCTTTGAAGAAGGGACCAATTCCAATGGTCTTTGTTGCTTTCCCGAAGGATGAGTTGAGGCCAACTGAAAAAGTAAAGGCTGGGAAGACTCGTGTTGTGTTTTCGTGTGATGTTGTAAATACACTTTTGATTCGTAAATATTTTGGAACTTTTGCATCGTGGTATCAAGATCCTGCCAATAGGTATAAGAATTCGTCGGCAGTAGGTATCAACGTTGCAGATCAATTTGAATTGAAGTCATTTGTTGAAAAACTAGGTAATGGTTCTCTCGATGTTAACGTGTATGCAGGGGATCATTCGAGTTTCGATAAGAATCTCCCGTCTTACGCTGTTGACAAAGTTTGGGCTGTTTACGAGGTCAACTTTGGCCATCTTTTGTCTGAAGAAGATCTTAAAATTGCAAAAAATATCTTTTATTCGTTTACAAAACCTTTCATTCAATATAAAGACTGTCTCATAGAGTGGGACAACTCTAACCCGTCTGGAAACCCAATCACAACAATTTTGAACACCATTTGTAATAATATCATTTTGCGTTATGGAGTTGCTCGTTCTCTTGGCGCTGAAGATTTCGTCTCGGCACGAAAAATGTTGAAGAAGATGTATGAGGAGCGTGTTGTTGAATATATATGTTATGGTGATGACAATGTGTGGAAGGTTGACACTCAGAAGTTGCTTTCGTACGGCACCGCTACTATTACGTACGCATCGATGACAAAAGCTATGGCCGAGATGGGCATGGTCTATACCGATGAAGAGAAGAATGCTGAGTTCAACGAATCGCATCGCACAGTTTTTGACGTTTCATTCTTGAAGAGGAAGGTGGCTTTAGAAGATGGTGTTCTGTATATGAGGTTGACCCTCGATACGATCACGCAAAACATCCAATGGGCCAAGAAGAAAGATGTCGATGGTGAGCTTTTCCGTGTAAAGGTGGAGGGTTTTCTTGATGAGTTGAGTGTGCATACAAAGGAAGACTGGGATTTTTGGAGGTCTGATTTTCACGAAGCTGCTCAAAGGGTTGATCCCAAAAGACACTTTATGGTTAATTGGAACAAGAGTCAGTGCGACCGTCGAGCTGAGTATTTGGCTCGCGGTTGTGAGTACTGGTAAGTGCAACCCCTCATCTCAACCAGGTGATTTGAGGTATTTTAATTCCTGGGGTTCCTGGCGAAGAAGCACAACTCTCGCCTTGATACCGGTGTCGGCTAGTAGATCCGATGGTTCACCTGGTGCGCAGCCCGTTCCTTAAACCATTTAATATTGCACCTTGTAGGACTGAGCCCTCCTGCAAGTAGTTTAGCGGCTTACTGAAGAAACATTTCAAAAAACAAACATGGGTGTCTACAATCAAGACACCTCAAGTCCTGTCGTTCAGACAGGCACAACGTCATTTGTGGCAGATCCAGTGTCGGCTATTCAAAGTGTTGGCAGGTCCCAAGATGTGTACGATTTGTACACGCCTAACAGCACTAGCACCATTGCCGATTACCTGGCTAAGCCTTATCAAGTTTTTGCTGGTTCTTTCACTGTTGTTGATTCAATTGGAGCAATTTTGTATGCTTCAGACACAAAACCGTATTATACAAATTCATTAAAGATAAATAAGTTACAAGGTTTCTTTGGCTTACGTTCTACTTTGTGTATTCGTCTTGATTTGAATGGTACGCCCTATCATGCCGGGCGCCTTCGTTTGTGTTACTATCCTTGTTTTTCACTCAACGCGAGGAAGGGGAGTGCTCATATCACAAATGCCATTCCATTGTCCCAGCTACCTGGTGTTGACATCGAAGCGAATGAGTCGTCCGTTGTTTTACGTATTCCATACGTGGCCACATCACAGTTCATTGAGCTTACTGGTGGAGCGGTCGACTGGGGTCGTGTATATATTGCTGTTTTGTCCCCTTTACGGACAGGCCCTGATAATTTACTCGAGGTTAATTACCGTGTCTGGACTTGGATGGAAGATGTTGAGCTGTACGGTCAGACTCTCACTGCAGTCACTCAAGGTCCTAAACGCAAGAAGATTGCACCTTCAGATGCTGAGTCGAAGCCCGTCTCAACTTTCTTTGCCGAGCTCTCGTCCTTCGCTGCAAACATTTCATCAATTCCGTTGATTGGTTCTTATGCTGGCACTGTTTCATGGGCTGCTTCAGCTTTGAGTGGAGCAGCCTCGGCTTTCGGCTGGTCCAAGCCGCTTGTCACTTCATCGGTGTCCCGTGTATCATCTAATCCTGCACAGTGTTTTCCAAATTGTAATGCTGTTGACCCTGCGATTCCAATGAGTCTTGACTCATCGGCAAAGTTAAGGGCTATAGATGATTTTTCACCTGATGGTGCCGACGAGATGAGCCTTGCTTTCATCAAAGGCCAATACAGTTATTTGGATTTCTTTCTTTTTGACAAAACAAATGCACCTGGGGAACAGATTTACACTCGTGAGCTGAACCCCATTGACTTTCAACAATTTGTATCATCAACTGAAATTTATAAAACACCTGTGTCGTTTCTCGCTGAAGTTTTTCGTTTCTACCGTGGTGGTCTTGAGTTCATGTTCAAAGCTGCAAAAACTGGATTTCATCGTGGGCAGATTGCCATTTCCTTTGTACCTGGCCCTGCAGCCTCTACAGTCACCTTGACTGACACTTCTTTCGCGTATCGTGAGATTTACGACTTGGCAACCGGTAACATTGTGAAGGTTCAGACTCCTTATATGGTCCCACTTGAATACCTGCGTGCAGGCACTTCGATGGGCCGTATGTATGTTCATGTGGTCACACCTTTGCAGGCCCCAGAGACTGTCGGAACCCAGGTGTATTTTTCTGTTTATGTTCGAGGAGCGTCAGATCTCGAGTTTGCCGGTCCTATTGAACCCAGGTATATTCCATGCTTCACGCAAGGTCCTGATGGTCCTAGTGTTGACAAAACTCAGTCAGAGGCTATTGATGCCCCGGTTGGTTCAGCTCCGATGTCTGCCTTCGGGTTGACAGCGAGCCAGAACTCAATGTCTGAGATAGTTCTCTCTCTTTCATCTTTACTCAAGAGGCATGTGCACTTTGGCGCTCCCATCAATGAGGCCTCAGCCATGTCATCGTTCTACCCTTGGGTTTTGGATGCTGAGTACACTGTTCCGTCGACGCAATTGTTCAAAACTAAGTACCACAGTTATTTGCTTTCACCTTTTGCGTTTTTCCGAGGTTCTGTTCGTTTTTCCACAAAAGTTGACAATTTGACACCTGCTGAGCCGACTGTTGCTGAATCGTCGCGAGATCTTGTTGCGTACACTAGTTATGGTGTTGGTACCACCGTATGGACAGCGACTCCAGTGCAACCTGCACCTACTAGTGGATCTCGCGGATACTTGGCTTACACTCACAATTCCCGTGAAAACGGTGTACTGTCAGTTCAAGTTCCGTATCAGAACGTCACTCGAGTTGCCCCAATTCGGTATTGTAAAGATCCGACAGAGATTCTCGAGTATGATGCTCCTTTGCCTAGGTTAACTATATCAAACCCTACAGGAACGGGTGGTTTCACGCGCGCCTATGGAGATGATTTCCAGGCATTGTTTTTCGTGGGTGTCCCACGTTTGGCCGAAAGGTCCGATTGACCTTCGGGTTTCATTTTTCTTTCATGTTATAAAAGAACGTGATTGCATGTGCGTATGCATCTGGCGGATGAGACCCGC